TCCATGTCGCCTTGGAATCTTCCGTCATGTTGCATAATTATTCTCCTATAATGTTGGCTCTGTTGGAAAAACTACATCTTCAAATTTATCATCATCAGTGTAGCTACTTGGTAAATCTCTGAGTGCTTGTCTATATGTAACAAATTCTGCTTTCTTGCTATCTGTTAATGGGCTGTCTGTTGCTACACACCAATCGCAATCCATTAGCATTGCAGTTCTTAGATTTCTAATTTGCTGAGTTGTAGTTAGTGGATTGTCAGGCGTTCCGTGGTAGTAAGTATAAGTTCCCATAATTATGATTGTTTGTTTAAGTGTAGTGCAGAAATTCTAATGTTAAAACCTGAAACACCACCTGACCCTGATTTACCTGATACGATTCTACCTTTGAAATTAAGTGTATATGATGTATTTGCTGATAAAGTTTGTTTGCCTGCATGCATAATCGGTTGGACTGCAAAAGTTGTTCCCACTCCTGATGTGTATTCAGAAACCATTGTTGAGCCTAGCTGTAGTTCTGTGTTTAAGACTATTGAACTGGTAAAATATCCACCGACCATGCAGTTAGCAACTAACAAATATTCACCTGCTTCTGCAGTCGTAAATGTAACTGAGATTAAATTAGCTAATGTACCATCCCCAAAGATACTTGAACTTTGTTGACCATTTAGACCCATAGCACCAACGGCTCTCGTTCCTATCTCTGCTACAGTAATACCATTAGTTGTAATTCTTAAACCAGTTCCGTCTGCTGTTAGCGTAGAACCATTTAAAGTAAGCCTTTGTGCGCTAAGGCTTCCTGTAGATATATTTGATGCACTTAGATTGCTTACTGTAACTTCACTAGCATCAATAGTTCCTGCTGTAAGTGTTCCTAAGTTTCCAGTAATGGCTGCAAGTGTTGATACAGTTATCTTAGAAGCTGTTACAGAATCGGCTGCAAGCTCTTGCGATGTAATAGTTCCTGCCTCAATTTGGGTTGCTGTTATAGTATTTGCAGCAATTTTGGAAGCTGTCACAGCATTTGCATTAATCTTCTCTGATGTCACAGCATTCGCATTTATTTTGTCAGCGTTGACCGCATTGTCTAATAGCTTATTATTTGTTATAGCACCTGCAGCTATGACATCACCTTGAATAGCATCTACCGCAATCTTGGCATTTGTCACGGCATTTGCTGCAAGCTGTAATGTATCTATAGTCCCATCAGGAACGGCTTTAATAAAGTTGCCTGCTACCGAACTACTAAAAGCTGAGTGTTGATCTGAATGATTGACTGCCCTCACCCAAAAGTAATAAGTAGTGCCTGCAGTTAAGCCGTCTTGATCTCCAAATAATGTTGTAGATATTTTATTAGGCTCGCCACCTATCGTGTCTACCAAATCTGTATCGTCTGTTGGTGTGCTGTTAGATGTTTTTCTATATACCTTGACTGCTCTAAAATCTGTTGAGTTAGGATTAGTCCAAGAAAGCAACATGTTTAGCCTTCCTGTTGTTACAGCTAAATTTGCAGGCGTTGATGGTGCTGATGCTGCTACAGCTATCGTTATGTTGACTGCGCTTGTATAGACGCTAGTTACACCATTAACATCAATGTGTCTAATCCTTACATTATATGTTTTGCCAACTACAACATTTGGAATTGCTGCCCTTGTAACTCTTTTTCCTACTGTAAAGTCAGATGTGTAGTTACTGTCTGTGCTTAATTTATAAGCAATCTCTGTAAGTGTAACTTTATCATTTGTATTGTTTGTCCAGTTAGCAAGAATCTCAACCTTGCTTGTAGTGCCATCTATATTATTTTGTTGTGATAGTGAGAGGTTTGATGGTGGGCTTACTGCATAAGTTCCTGTTGATACTGCAGAGCCTTCTGCTTGACCTGTAGTGTAATCATTTGTTGCAAAGTTGAATACACTTGCTGCTACCTCTTTTAATTCTAATCTAGTAGCTATTACTGGCACTTCACCATCCTGTATAACTTCCATGTTAGTTGATAACACTTCAAATACCTTTTGTGTGTAATTGAGTCTTTCATTTGTTAGATATACCCAATCATTAGGTTGGCATCTCATGAATTGCAAACTTACTGTTACGGTTAAAGAAGTAGTCTGTCTCTGACTTTTTAATGCAATACGACCTAATCTTTGAGCCATAGTATCTGTTACTGTAAATGGCAATTGTGTTTCCATTTGCTTCACATAATTAGCTGTACTCTCACCACTAGGCGTATCTTCATTTAAAAATGTTGTATCTTGATAAACTTCTGCATCTGTTGCTACATAGTTTGTATTTGAATCAACATATATTGGTTTAACAGAATTATATAAATCTCCACTTGTTGAATTTGTTGAAACTGAAATAGGTGCTAACAACTCATCATCAGTTATTGTCAAACTTGGAGTCTGTGATGCTCCTGCAAAAACTGTAAATTGACCATTAACATAAGACATCTTACCTGCCATAGAACTAAGCAAAGACTCAAGAACACCATTCCCATTTGCACTAAAGTTAGTAAAACCATTTGCTGTATATCTTGTTTCTGTTGTTACGCCATCTTCTAAAGTTACATTTTGATCGCAAGTATTAGCAGCAGAAGCTATACCGCCTGCATTAGTAGTGTCATTTATTTCAGATGCTTTTGCTTTTAAACCATATTGCGTATCTGTTAAGTAATCTCTAATAATTAAAGCAGGGTTTGATCTTTGTAAGTCTGTTGTAGCATTTGCTCCTGTCCTTGGGTCATAAACATTTTTTCCTTTAACTACAAATGATATAGCAGGCATACCACCACCAAACTTCTCTGAATCAAATACCATTTGTATATAGACATAGGCAACGCCTAAAAATTTATCACTTGCGCCCAAACTTACAAGTTGTGCATCCATAAAGCCATCTACTGCTGTTTGACTTCCGTCTTGGAATGAAAATCTTGCTAGTGCGCCAGCACCAAAATTGTTCTCGTTTTCGGTGTTTGTGAAATCTGCGTTTGTAACTGTATGAACTGTTGAGCCACTTATAGTTGATGTATTGGTAGTTGCATCAATATCATTAAATCTTACGGTTTCAAGGCTTTCAATTTCATGTCCTGCTAAAGCAACAACCATGTGTAAAATATTATTATCAGTTCCAGTAGTTTCAATGTGAACAATGGTTCCACCGATCTTAGATTTTCCATAAACTATTTGTCTTGCAACGAGTGGCGCTCTTGTTGCAAATTTAGAACCAAAATTACCTGAAGAAGCATCAATTCCTTTTGATGTCATTTTACCAATCACACTAGAAACAAGTGTTGTAGCAAAAGTTGTATAAACGGCGGCTTTAACAGCAAAATCTGCAGCTAAAAATTTAAGTTTAATCCCTGTAGTAACTGCAATATAAACTGCAACTGCTGCTAATAAAGCTTGCTTTATTTGTTTAGCCATTAATCAAATCTCCAAACTCTATGTGCTAAATCACATGCTACAACTCCTATGCCATCATCTGTAGGTGTTAATATTCCAAAACCATTACACATGCCAACAAGAAAAGAGTTAGGACTTTGCTCGTACACAACTAGATCACCACAGGTCATAAAGGCTTTATCTATTTCTCCTACATTTTTTGCATTACAAGCTTTCTCTATGCTTTTTTCTAAATCACCACCATAAGATGCTATAGCTTTCATTGCACTTTCTTCATCTTTCCACTTCAATTCTTTGGGTATTAAATCTTCGCCTGTAATTTGTTTTATGAGTGCGTTGCTGAACTTACAACAGTCATTTTTTCCCCATTCAAAAGGAAAGTTGTTGTTTTCTACAAATGAATCAAACATAGATTGCCAGTTAGGTAGTTTTTTCACTCTCTGCCTGCTCCATTACCACCACCACCGCCAGAATGTCTATTACGACCTGACCCACCACCATCATTAATACTGCCTGAGCCAGTATGTGATTTACCCCATACTATTTGTTGGTCTTGCAAACTTGAAACACGATCAAAACCAGTATCACCTGAGTGTAAAAAGTTCTGTGATTCTTTTGTATATCTAAAGTTAGATGGTCTGTCTAAGTCTACTAGTCTATTTTCTGCATCTATGGTCACTGAGGAGCCTTCAGGAGTATCGTTAATAACTAAACTAGTCATTCTGCCTTTAAACAATGTCAGCGTTCCTGCCACTTCATTAGTGCCACCCATAACATATCCCATAAAAACAGTTATGGGTCTATTTTGATAGTTTTCTGTAAGTGCGTAATTTACAACAGTAGTGTCCATGCCTGTTAAAGCTACAACTAAACCATTAGACTTTAATTCTGTATTATCTTCTGACCCACTAATGCTTAATAATGTTCCTGCACCAGTATATGTTTCTGAGTTAATTACTAAATCATCAATGCCTGACCAAATTAAAATATCATCAGTATCAAATTCTGCTTTTACTGCAAAAAATAAAGCTTGTTCGTCTGCTCCTAGACGATTCGTGATAGAGCTATCTAATCCCTGTCTAGTTGCCATGTTAAATTACCTCAATACATGAAAAACTAATGCCGTAATTTGAAATGCGGTCTGCTGACCAACTTACCTCATTAGATATGAGCCTGAATGTCCCTTTTGGGTTCGTGAATACTACATAATTTCCATTGGCTAAGTCTGATCTTAGTTTGGGTTGCACAGCAACTCCATAGAAATCTTTTGCACTGCCACCTGCACTTGTAGCTGTTGCATCTTCTGTAACCATAACTATTTGTGAAGGCGTTCCTGTGGTGTTTGTTTCAGATTGTATCTGTAAGTAGTCTCCCTTCTTAATCGTTCCACTAGCACCGTTTGTGGAAGCGAGAAGCGATAATCCAGTAGCACCCTTGACATTTGTTCTTACTTTACAGGTTGCAGTATTAGATTCTGTGGTCAATGTGCTTGATGTAACTACGACTGTTGCACTTGTTACTGTTGTTATTTTATGTGTACCATTGTTTTCTTCATTAGTTGCACCAGTAACAACTATAAAATCTCCCACCTTTGCACTTCCAAAAGTAGAAGCACCTGCTGTAATTGTATTTCCACTAAAAGAAAGTGTGACTGAGTTTGTGCTTGTTCTATGATTAGATGTAAGAAATGCTGTGCTATATGTTCCTGTATTAGTGAGTGCATCAGGGTCAGCAAATTTAAAGTGATTTACTGAGCCATTAAGCTCCAAAAGAAAAGACTGCCATTCTGCAGCCTGTGATCTTTTCATAGGTGGCAAAGTTACTTCTGCTGTCCAGTAAACACCATCATATTCTTGTGTTTTTGTTTTACCAGTAAAAGGACTGACTGTTGTTCCTACTGTTCTGACAAGTGACCAGTTGCTTGTGATGAAGTTCGGACTTGTAGGCATTGAAATTAATTTAGCCACCTTGCAACATTCTCCTATAATTACCACCACGCATCGCAGCTTCAGCTACAGCACCTTTAGTTACATCTGCTATTTGTGGCATCATTTTTGTAACTTCTGCTCTGACTGTAGGAACTACGCCTGTTGCAAAGTTCACAGATTGATTGACTACAATAGTTTGCCCACTGCCCATAGCAGTTTTAGTGTTCATATTATTCATTATTGTTCCACCAGTATTAGGTATAAATAATTCTGCACCCCTTTCACCCACAAGATAAGGTTGTTTACCTTGTACTGAACCGCCACCTGCAAAAGTTCCAGTTTTTTTCCCTGTACCACCTTTTGGTGATGAAATGCTAAACGCACCTAGTATTGCATCCACTATTGGTTGTATAACTAATAATTCCATAAATGCTGATATAACAGCTTGAACAACACTAAAAGCTAAATTTTTAAATGATTCTAAAGCATTTTGCCCTTCCATTAATGCTGTAGTTAATTCATCACTAAATGATTTTGATAAACTTTCAACTTCAGTGCCTATTTGTGCCATAGCTTTACCAAATGGACCTGATGCTTCTAAAAAGTCTCTGTAAGTTTGATTTGCAGCATCTTGTGTAATATTTCCTTTTGCAACTTCGTCATTCAATATTTTTTGTACTCTAGCCATATCTGTATACTTGACAGTTACATTATCAATTGCTTTATGTAGATCACCTAAATTTTTTAATCTTTCTATTATCACTGGGTCTTTAGGTGGTTTAGTTGGCGTTTTTGATTTAGGAGATTGAGGACCAACAAAAGCAGGGTCAGCAGGATCACCGCTAGGTGTGTCCATTATTGAATTAGCTTTTGCAATTTGAGCTTCAATTTCACTTAATACTAAACCTAAACCAACTGCACCAGTCGCTGTTGCAACCACTTGTGCAACTGCGCCATAAGGATTCAAGGAAGCTGTGATCATAAAAGCAATCATTGCTGTTCTTGCAGCAACTAAAGCAGTTCTTAGAGTGGTATAAGCGGCGGCTAAATTACTAATAGCTGTAGCAAAAGCTCCTATTACAGCATTAGCTGTCATAACAGTAAGTATTGCTGCAAATCCAATTAATGCTGTTTTAACCATTTGTGCATTTTCATTAAGTTTAATCAATGCGGTGTTTAATGTATCTGTAGCACCTGCAAGAATTCCACCTAAATTTTCTGCTAATCCATCAGAATCAGTTAGAACAGTTTGAAAAGTACTAGCAAGTGTAACTAAAGACTTATTTAAACCTGATGAACCAATTTTTTCTTGAAATATAGCAACTTTATCATCTAAATTAATGAAAGCACCTGAGACAGTATTGAGCCTGTCCTCTAGCGCAGTACTGAACCTTGTTTCACCTACTTTTTGTACAAAATTAAGTACATTTTCAGTTGTTTTCTCCATTGTCTCTTCAATTTTGTCTGCGCCTGAGCCAAAACTGAGAGTGATTTTATCTCCGTTGGTTTTCCCTGCGAAACCGAGCATTTGTAAAGACTCAATACTAGTAGTAGAAGCTTTAAATATTGCTGCAGCCATTTGATCAATAGATATATTTTGTGCGGCAGCAACATTACCTATACCTTTAAATTGTTCTTGTGTTGCTGAAATACCTAATCTTCTGAATTCTATGAAAGCTTTAGTAACTTGTTCAATAGAAAATGTAGTAGTTTTAGTGAATGCTAATATATCCTGAAATGCATCAGCTGTTTCTTCCACACTACCTGTGTTAGCTTGTATAGTCGCTTTTAAATCTTCAAATGTTCTTGTGGTTCTTACTACTCCTGACACTAATTTTGTTAAACCTAAGCCAACAAATACTTTAGATAAATTACCGAATGTCAATAAAGAGCTTTTAGCTGATTTGTTTACACGACCAAGCTGTGAATTGACTTGATTCAATCCTTTTCTTAATTGTGCCGTTTCAGCACGAATTTCTACTACTAGTTGATCTACTGTCTTAGCCATTAGTCAGGGTATAACTCCATAAGTTCTTGCAACTCATCAGAGCCAAGTGGTTTTTCTTTAGTGTTTGTTGCATTGAACTCAGTGAATCCATCAAGAGCCATGTAAACTTCTTGTGGACTACAATTCCAAAATTCTGATGGTTGCATTCCTGCCATACCAACACATATCTGAAAATATCTTTGTATTGGTAATCTATCAACAGCTATACCGCCTTTTTTTTTGAACTGTCCTCTGCTTCTTCGTTTGAATTGTCAGTTAAACTTTGTGCTAGTAAATTAGCTACAACTGTAGTTGAATTTATAATTCCTTGCTCCTGTACGATGCTCATAACTTTTTTTTCGTCAAAGTCATTACCGCCACCCCTCAATGCAGGCAATAAAACATTTACGATCTCTGAAAGGCGTATATCACCTTCAGACATCTTAGTTGCAAGTTTTATAATTCCGCAATTACAAGAGTTTTCTATTTTAATAATAGAATCTACTGTGAGCCGTGCTTTATAGGTTTCAGAACCTAATGTTACTTCAATCTGTCCCTTTAGTGGGTTTGTCATCTGACTTCTCCTTTTTTGTACTTGCCATTGCAAGTTTAATTTTTAAAACATTGTCTCTCCAATCTAACATAGATGATTCAACTTGAATATCTTTGCCATTAACATTTACAGTTTTGCCAATAGGAATATTAGGAATATCTAATTGATCTCCTTTCATCATACCTCTGACAGAGCCTTTATTGGTTTTTATTACAACTTGTTCCCAAGCCATAGTCTTAGACTGTTGCGAATGTTATAGCACCTGCTGATTCAAAGGACATACTGTAAGTAACTTCTCCGTTGAATTCACCTGCATACTCTAAACTGGTTACTTGAAAAGCACCTGTAAAAGTACCAAAGTCAGGAACTAAAAATTGATAATTATTTTGACTATCTGCTAAAGCGTTTGTTTTGACAGTTGTTTCTGATGCGCCATCTGTAAATACACCACTTCCTGAAACACTAATTGATTGAACCCCTGCTGCAGCCAATAAAGTTCTCTTACCTGAGGAGTCCTTATTAGTTACATCTACTGATTCATTGTTTACTGTTAGACTTGTTGATCTAAGCCCTGCTATTGTTGTGAAAGTCTCAGGTGAACCTGCGTTACCCACTTTCATTAGCATTGCACTACCTTTTTGTGCTGCCATATTTTTCTCCTAAATACAGAGGGTATTTAATCCTCTAATTAAAAAAACGGCATCTGCCACCTTATTACTTAGACAATTGGTAGTTAATCAAGTGCCTAATGTAATTGCACGAAATCTCATGACACCGTGCCGAGTAATCCCATCAGGGTCCCTCATTATGTCGCTGAACTCAAACCTTAAATTTATAAGATTGACACCAGTAACAGTTAGACTTACATCATGCAATAAATCATGTATCTTGTCCATAATTTCCTTAGTTTCTTTTGAACCTTTGTATCTTGACCAAATATGGACATTTATAGTGGTTTCAGCACCAACTAAATTGTTTGTGCTGTAGTCTATAGCCGTTTCTTCGCCTAAAGTAATAAAAGGGTAGCTATTGCCCTCTACAACCTCGTCATAGACGCCACAAGAAAGCGTAGAGGTAATTGCAGACACATTAAGTGCTGTATAAACACTAGATTGTAAAGCAAATTGACCAATACTCATTTTTTAATAACACCTTCTTGTTGAAATATTTTAACTATCCTAGATTTATTTTTATTCAATGCAGGTTGCATAAAAGGTCTAGGTTGCATATTAACAGTTCCGAACTCTAATGCTTTTGAGTATGGGGCAGCAGATATTACTTGTCCGACAACTGAGCCATTAGGTTGAGTTTTAACATTCATCGTAATGTTTTGCCCTAAAAATCCTGTATCAGTAGCAGGTGGCTGATTTGGTGCTGATGCTCTATGTTCTACTCTAGGATTATATTTTTGATAAAGTTTACCTGTACCTTGATTTTTAATGCTTTCTTGTGCAGTTTTTTCTACCAACATTGTTGATCTTGTAACGGCAGATTTTGCATTTTTATGTGCATTAGTGATAAGTTTTTTTTCTAATCTTTTTTTAAAAGCATCTAAGTTTTTAAAACTCATATTGCTACTCCTTCTTCACAAAGTAATGTCAAAAACCTATCCCTCTCGTCAACATTAATAATACCGTTGACAGCAAATGACCTATTACCATAGGCTATCTTGCTATTCGTATCTATATTATTCATGTACCTTATAGTGATCTCATGCGTAACTTTTTCTTGTAACATGCCTTGTCTATAAGTGCTGTTTGCATTCTTTGGAACTATATTTGCGTAAACATGTGCAACGGTGTTGAAAGCTTGTGATAAGCCACCACCTGCATCTCTAGTATTGGTTGCTCGTTCAACCTTTACCTTGTAGCGCATCTTGCCGATACTGTTAGCCATACTAACCTATGCTCATTAATGCAGAGGAACCCATCCCCCTATGAATAACATAAGGAGCGTACAATGAACGCAACATAGGGGGATAAGGCAACTTAGCATCATACATATCACCTCTATGCTCATAGAGATAAGCTATATGCTGCAGAATACCAAGTCGCATGGGTTCAGGTACATTGTATTGTGTTGTGTAACCAGTGATATATTCAACTTCAATAGCATTTGCTACACGCAATGCGGTAGGGAATGTTTCACCAGTTCTTAAAACTATTCTTGCAGGCTCTCTTGCGTTGTCTAAGTAATACTTTGAAGCTGCTAAAGTTGTTGCGGTATCTGCATCATCATATGTCTTAACATGCGTCACAGACACTACAGGTGATCGTGGTAAAACGATATAGTTTTTATAGTAGTTGAGGTAGGGTCCAGTTCTTGTTCCTTCCCATAGGGGGTTTTCTATGTCCTCAAAAGCATCTAAAAAAAGCGTTAATGTTTGTGTCATTAATGCTCTGCCAGTATGTTCCTCGCAGAATCTTCTAGCACTTTCTATATAAGGTCTAATGACCCTTTCATCAGTAGCATCATCAACTCTAAGATACTCTTTAACTTCTTGAAGCGTGACTGGTTCTTGTGATGGTTCTGTTTTAACTTTAAGCCCTGCCATGATTACCCCTGCATAAAATAAGTTCCAACAATGACCGCATACAGCCCCAATATCATGGCTTCCATGCGAATAAATCTAGCTGAACCTGACTCTAGTCTTTTCTCTAGGTTTTCATAGCGAATTGCACATATTTGCTCATGCAACTCTAATGCACTTACTTCAGCCTTTTTTGCTTTCGGAATTGTCGTTGTCATTGGCTTCTTCTTGTTCAGGAAGAAGTGGTTTAATTTTATCAATGTAATGCTGTTGTAAAACTAAATTATCTTCAGATGCTTCTGCTATTTTTTTATGTTGGACTTGCAGTTCAGATAACTTGTTATACAAAACTTTAATCTCATCACTCATTTCAGCAACATTATACTGATGATCTACGCCATCTTCCTTTATTGTCAAAATTGGTTCGTTAGCTTCTGCCATATTTTTTTCTCCTAAAATTAACCATTGGTTTAAATTGTATCAGCAGGAAACCTTTTTGACCATATTGTAAAACTATATTTAATTCCCTGTACTAATGGCAAGCATTCATGACCATGAGTGACTTGTGCAGGAAACAATATACATTTACCTACTGGCACATCTTTATTGGTTATTCCTTGTCTTGGATATATTAGATCAGCACCTACATAATCATCATTCAGCTTAACGCTTCCTGTGACTAAACTTGCGTCATGATGCAGGTTTAGATTTTTTTGTGTTTCAAGAGAATACCTCATCACAAAGCCATCTCTTAAACCATACATCTCTAATGGCTTCCAATATCTTTCCACAGTAGGAACAATATAATCCTGCCATGCTTTTTCTAATTCTTCCCACAGTCCAAGTTCTTTTATGCGTATCTCTTGTGCAGGAAACTTATCATAAGACAATGAACCCCAACCGCCATTTCTGTCTGCTAGTTCTATCAATCTTTCGCATTGCTCTTGCGTCATAAAATCAACAACCAACATATCTTCTGATAAGTAATCTACCCTGTTGTGCGGTATAAAATATGCGCTTGTGGGCGCGTGAAATGCGTTGTAAAGGCTTAAAAACTTCTCCTTGGTGTCTTGACCCCCATTACCATGATATATGCAGGAACAGCATCTAGTTTCAGGGTTGTTTAATTGATTTCCAAGCTTAATGGTGCCTTCAAAATGAGTTTGAAATATATAGCACTCATAATCTATGGCTATATCAAAATCACCATACAGAAAACATTTATGTGCATAAAGTTGATCATCATCCCAATGCTCTATTTCTTCGTAGTCATATAGTTTTTTTAACTCTCCGACTCTGCCTATATAAGTGCCACTATTGATATATTTAAATCTTGTATGTGCATTTGGAAACTCTGATGCTAGTTGCTCATGCGGATAGCAATAAAGCTCACCACTGAAAACAATATCTTTATCAAACTCTAAAAATCTTTCTGTAATAGTCTCAAGATCATCTGCATAAAAAACATCATGAGCATCAGTAAATAAAATAATATCTTGATCATGCAAATCTTTAACATAATCTTTCATAAGGTTTATCTTCATGCCACCACCAAGAGCAGACATATCAGTTCCTTCCCACTCAATATTTGTTCCTATGTTTACAAGATCAATGCCATACTTTCTTGCACTGGTATTTACAT